GAGCGCGAACGCTTCACAGAGGAAAACTTCGCGGAGGAAGCCAAGGGCGGCGGTCTTTTGCTTTTCCCTAACACGTATACGGATATCCAGCAGATAAAGACGGATGCCTATACGATAGACGCCTCACAGATGGAGTACATACGGACCAACATATATAACTACTTCGGAGTGAACGAGGCGATTTTACAGAATAAAGCCAAAAGCGAGGAGCTGGACGCGTTCTTTAACGGTGCTATTGAGCCGTTCGCTATCCAGTTATCAGAAGCAATGACCAAGGCTATTTTTTCAGAGCGCGAGCGCGCACAGGGCTCGATATTTGTGGTCAATGCGAACCGCTTACAGTATATGAGCGTATCGGACAAGGTAGCCATGGCGAAGCAGTTAGGCGATAGAGGGGCGCTGATGATAGACGAGATAAGAGATTTGTTTAACTATCCGCCGCTCCCTGACGGACAGGGACAACACGCGCCTATACGTGGTGAATATTACTATGCTGGCGAAGATGAGGAGGCAAATGATGAATGATAGGTTTTTAAGAAACTTCAAATGCGAGGTTAGAGCCGAGCAGAATGAGGAGCACGGCACATACATAACAGGTCAGCCGATTGTATTCGGCGCCTCGACCGATATCGGCGGAATGTATGAGGAAATCATAGACGAGGGAGCCCTTGATAGTGCAGACCTCAAGGATGTTAGGTTTTTGGTAAACCACAACGTCAACATGATACCACTCGCAAGGTCGAGAAATAACAATGCCAATAGCACTATGCAGTTGGAAAAGGTACAAGGTGGGCTCAACATTCGGGCAGACCTTGACACCGAAAATAACGAGACATCCCGGAGCCTTTATAGCGCAGTATCAAGGGGCGATATATCGGGGATGTCGTTTATGTTTACGGTCAAAAGGGATGAGTGGGAAGATTTAACATCCGACTATCCCAAGAGACATATAAAGGAAATCGGGCGCGTTTTCGAGGTATCAGCCGTGACCGCGCCTGCATATGAGCAGACAAGCATTGAGGCTCGTTCTGACGCAGAGGCGCTGGAGAGTGCCAAGGCGGCGCTGGAGAGTGCAAAGGAAACCGAGAAGCGAAACGCTCTAATGCTCGAACTGAACGAAAAAATCACAAGATTGAGAGGTAAGAAAAATGACGATTGACGAAATCAAAGCACTTGACCTCGAGGGAATAGAGGCAAGGGCAGCACAGATTGCCGAGGAAATGACCACAGAGGGCGCAGACCTTGAGGCGCTCAACAATGAGGTTAACGCGCTTGAGGAGCGCAAAGCAGCAGTGATCGAAGAAAGAAAAGCAAAGGTTGACGCCATCATAAACGGCGCAGGAAAGGAAGTAGAGAAAATGGAAGCAAGACAGGAAAAGACCCTTGCAGAGGTAAGGGCATCACAGGAGTATATCAACGCATACGCCGAGTACATAAAGAGCGGCGATGACACAGAGGTGAGATCACTCCTTACTGACAACGTAAGCGGACAGACAGGCACCGCAGGCGTGCCCGTTCCTACATACGTAGAGGACAGGATAAGGACCGCATGGGATAACGACGAGATCATGTCAAGGGTAAAGCGCTCCAACATAGCAGGAAACCTCAAGGTTGGCTTTGAGCTTTCTGCTGACCCGGCAGTAGAGCACACCGAGGGAAGCGGTGCTATCGACGAGGAAAAGCTCGCACTCGGTATCGTGGAGCTCGTACCCAAGACACTCAAGAAGTTTATCACCATATCTGACGAGGTGCTGGATATGAAAGGGCAGGCGTTCCTTGACTACATCTTCGACGAGATTGAGTACAGGATCGTCAAGCTGGCATCCGATAAGGTCGTGGATGATATCACAAGCGCACCCACTACGGCTACCACATCAGCCGCAAGCGTGGCACAGGTCGAGACAAGCGGTATCAAGGATATCGTAAACGCAATCTCCAAGCTCTCCGACGAGGCGAGAAACCCTGTTGTCATCATCAACAAGGCTACATACGCATACTACAAGGGGCTTGCAATGCAGGCTAACTACGGCTTCGACGTATTCGACGGGCTGACCGTTGTGTTCAACAACTCCCTGTCAGATATCAACGACACTCCCACCAGCGGAACCGTAAACTTTGTGGGTATCGTCGGTGACCTCGACGGCGTACAGTGCAACTTCCCGAACGGCTACGAGCCTACATTCAAGTACGATGACCTCTCACTCGCAGAGCAGGACCTCGTAAAGGTAGTCGGACGTCTGCCTATGGCTCACGCTCTTACGGCTTGCGGTAGGTTCGCAGTAATCACCAAGACAGGAGCATGACCATGAAAAAGGTAAGAATACTCGAGGACACAAGGGTATATCTTCCCAAAAATACGATAGTAGAGGTGAACGATGCGGAGGCTGACCGTCTCCGCGCGTTCGACCTTGCGGTAGAGGAAGATGAGCCCAAGCCTATCAAAAAGGCAAAGAAAGGGTAACGATGTTACAGAAGATTAAAGCGGCGCTTGGAATAACTTCACAGGTGTTTGATGAGGAAATTACAGACAACATGGCGGCGGCACTCGCTGATATGGGTAAGACCTCTGATATCACCACGCTCGACGATACAGACCCTTTGATACAGAAAGCCGTCACTACGTATTGTGCGTATCAGCATAATATGAACCACGGCAACATGGACTTTGCGACGAAGTTCAAGGAGTCATACGACGAGCAGAAACGGGCGCTAATTACATCTTCGGACTACACGACTTGGGGTTGATATGGACACAGAGGGCATTGTTAAAATCTGCAAACTCGAGAACATATCAGCAGGCGGCAGGATGCCTGTTGAAAAGCTCGTCGAGATCGGGAGCGCCTATTATCGTAAAAGGACAATGGGCTATAACCGACTCTATGCGGCTATGGGCGCGAATCAATCTATTGATATGTTGATACGATGTTTCAATATGGAAGCCCCGAGGGAACCCGAAATATACGCGGTATTCGACGAAGAACAGTACCGCGTGTCAATGATGCAGGAAATAGTAGATGAGCGGTGTTTAGACTTAACGCTTCAAAGATTGGAGGAGAACTATGATGTCGTTACAGAGTAGGCTCGAGACAATCGGCGCGGCGCTGGCTGAAATTACCCCTCATTGCTATCACTATTGGCGGAGCGCTCCCAAGGGCGTGAAAAAGTACATCGTGTGGGCGGAGGACGGCGAGGAAAACTCCTTTAATGCCGATAACCGCAAAGTAAGACAGGGCTTAACCGGGACGGTGGATTTCTTCACACTCGAGGAGTACGACGCAATCATTGACGAAATACAAGACACGCTGGAGGAGATTGAGGGGCTTTCGTGGAATCTCAACTCCGTACAGTATGAGGAAGAAACAAAGTTTATCCATTATGAATGGATGTTTGCACTTCGCTGATGGCTAAATGGACCTTTAAGGGGTTAGATACCCTAGTAAGTAAATATGAGGCGCTATCTAACGGCGCTGATAATTATATCGGCGAAGCGGTGGGCGCTGGCGCTGGCGTGGTAGCCGATGCGGTAAAGGAAGCCATAAAAGGGCTCCCTGTCAACGGTGGCTACCAAGACGAGGGACAAAAGGACGGTATAACGTCCGTGCAAAAGGCAGGCTTAATTGAGGGCTTCGGTATTGCGAGGATGCAGAACGACAACGGGTATCTCAATGTCAAGTTGGGCTTTGACGGCTACAACAAGCAAAAGACGCACAAATATCCACAGGGTCAGCCGAACTCGTTAATAGCCCGGTCGATAAATAGCGGTTCATCCTTTAGGAAAAAGAATCCTTTTGTAGATAGAGCCACGAAAGCTAGTAAGGCAAAGTGTGAACAGGTAATGGCTGAAAAGCTAGATGAAGCAATACAAAAACTAGGAGGATAATAAAATGGCGGCAGGAAGAGTAGCAACAGGCTTTTCACTCCCTTACGTAGCGCGTTATAGCGCCAACGGCGGAGTGGTAACGTATTCGGGGGCTCGTCAGTTGGCGAGAGGCGTTAACGTCAATCTCCAGCCCGAATCATCCGATGACAACAACTTTTACGCAGACAACGTGGCGGCAGAAAGCGCGAGCGGAGTGTTCACAGGCGGCACCGTTGAGTTTGAGGTAGATGGTCTGTTTATGACATCCGAGCGTTTTATCTTCGGGCTCCCCGAGGCAGGCGCTGACGGCTGGACAGGCTTCGGCGATGACGCAGACCTCCCCTATCTTGGGGTTGGCTACATCACAAGGTGGATGTCAGACGGCGTAACAACCTATCAGCCCACCATACTCACCAAGGTGAAGTTTTCTTTACCACAGGGCGAAAGAGCTACACAGGAGGATGAGATAGATTGGCAGACCACAAGCCTCACGGCTTCACTTATGAGAGACGATAGCGCCAACCATAATTGGAAGTCAGAGGGTTCCAGCTTCGCCACAGAGGCGGAGGCACTCGCGGCATTGCAGGCGAAGCTCGGCGGTGTAGCCATCGCGCAGATATCAGCCCTCACCGTTGGGTCGCTTACACTTGACCCCGTATTCGCGGCAGGAACTACGGCATATACGGCAAGCGGTAGCGCTGGAGATACCGAGGCGGTAAGCGTGACGGCAGGCACAGGCGTATCTGTAGCCATCACATTCAACGGCGCAGAGATCGCAAGTGGTGACGATATAGAGCTCGTCGCTGGAGCAAATACGCTCGTAGTAGTGGCAAGCGGTGACGGCATGACCACTACAACCTATACGGTAGCCATTACGGCGGCGTAAGCATAAGAGGAGAAGAAAGAAATGGTAAACAAAGATGATTTGCTTTTTGATGTAAGGGCGCGCGTGAAAATCGCGAACCTTTGCAAAGATAAGCGCTTCGAAAACATACAGATGCTCTTTGATTGTAGCGAAGAAGAACGTATAAAAAACATTCTGATTATGCTTAAAATCTTGAGCAATTCGGCGGAATACGCAAAGCGCAAAGCACAGGGGCTCGAGGTCAATGTCAACGCCGACTATAACGCCATCCCTATAACGCTTGACGATATGTACGATATGAAAGTGTACGAAATCGGGGAGCTGGAGAACCTTATAGTCGAGGTTATCGGTCGGGATAGCGAAAGGACAGTTGAGGCAAAGGACAAAAAGGGCAAAAAAAAAGAAGCATAGAGCTTAATGAGGCGTGGATAATCTTCTACGCTCACCAGCTCAACCTAGGTATAGAGGAAGCCCTCACGATGAAGTGGGGGCTTTTTCTTGACCTATTATCATGTAGCGCCATAAATAACGGCGCTGAACCCAAGCAGAAAAGAACATGGAGATACGAGGATGCGATCTCTTTGAGGTGAAATCGTTGTAAAGCCTCACCATAAAAAAGGGGGTGGTTCTAGTGGCTGTTAATATCGGCCCTCGACCGTATAGGTATTGAAGGTGAAGCTGAATATCGGAAGCAAATAAATAACATTATTCAGCAGACAAAAACTCTCAATTCAGAAATGAAAGCCCTTACGTCTACTTTTGACAAAGAGGGCGCGTCTATTAAACAGAATAAAGCACAGAAAGAAATCCTCACCAAACAGATAGAGGCGCAGAAAGCCAAGGTAAACGAGCTTAACACTATGCTGGAGCAATCCACGCAGAAATACGGCGAGAACGATACCAAGACGCAGAAATGGGCGCAGGCGGTCAATGAAGCGACGGCAGACCTTAACAAGATGGAAGCCGAGCTAAAAGCTATGCCCTCGTCGCTCGACTTGGTCGGTCAGAAGTTCACGGCGGTAGGTGACAAGATAAAAGCCGTGGGCGATAAGATGAGCGCCATAGGCACAACCATGAGCGTGGCGGTGACGGCTCCTATCGTGGCAGGCGGTACGAAGATGGTACAGAGCTACGCCGAGGTGGATAAAACCATGGTATTGGCAAATAAGACCATGGGAAATAGCGCCGAGGAAGCCAGGATATTAGAGGATGCCATGAAATCCGCGGCGGCTAATTCAACATTCGGTATGAACGACGCGGCAACGGCCTCGCTTAACTTTGCGAGAGCTGGACTTGACGCAAAAGAGGCGGCGGCGGCTTTAGCCCCGGCGATGAACCTCGCGGCAGGTGAGGGCGGCGACCTTGACACGGTATCGGCTGGGCTCGTCGCTACGATAAACGGCTTTCACGGTAGTTTTGATGAGGCATCAAAGTATGCCGATGTATTCGCGGCGGCTTGCAATAATTCGGCGCTAGATGTAAATAGCCTGTCTGACTCCATGAGCGTAGCGGCTCCCATATTCTCGTCCGCAGGATATGCGGTTGATGATGCGGCGCTATATCTCGGAATAATGGCGAATAACGGAATAGAGGCAGACAAGGCGGCGAACTCGTTAAAGACAGGACTCGCAAGACTTGTTTCGCCTGCAAAACAGGGCGCCGTTGCTATGGATAACCTCGGCTTTAGCATCACCAATGCTGACGGCACCATGAAAAGCACCGTACAGATACAGAGCGAGCTCCACGATGCTTTCGCGGCTCTGTCGGAATCCGAGCAGATCGCGGCGGCATCGGCTATCTTCGGAAAGAATCAGATGGCTCCGTGGCTGGCTCTGATAAACACGGCACCGTCCGACGTAGCGGCGCTCAATGACCAACTCGACGGTGCGTCGATGTCTATTGACAGTTTCAGCGCCACGCTGGAGGGGTCGGGAATATCGCTCGAGACTATGGGCGAAAATCTTAAGGCACTCGGGGTATCGCAGGAAGATTTAATAAGCGCACTCGACCAAAGCGGTGGAAGCGCTCAACAGTTCGCGACCAACCTCCTAGAGTGGGCTAATGCCGGGACTACATCAGAGCAGGTTATACAAGCACTCGGCGGAGATTTAGGCACGCTACAAACGGCGATGGACTCCACCAAGGGCACGACCGAGGAAATGGCGGAAGCCATGATGGGCGGTTTTGGTGGCTCTATCGAAAAGATGAAATCATCGCTCGACGTATTGGGCTATACGTTGGGCGGAATAATCGCACAGTATGTAGGACCGATGATTACCAAGGCGCAGGAATGGATAGATAAATTTCAATCCTTGGATAGTGGCACGCAGGACTTGATAGTAAAAATAGCGGCGGTCGCGGCGGCAGTCGGTCCCGTCTTAATGATAGGCGGTAAGATTGTGAGCGGTATTGGCGCCCTCTCCTCCGCTATCGGCGTAATACTTCCTATACTTGGCACAGTAGGCGGCGCGATAGCTTCGGTTGGTATGAGTGCAATAGCGGCACTCCCGGGCGTGATTGCGTTCCTTGCTCCGTTCGCTCCGTTTATTGCTATCGGCGCGGCGGTAGTCGCGGCTGGTGTTCTGATTTATAAGAATTGGGACAAGATAAAAGAGGTAGCGGCTAATCTTGGTAACGCCATTAAAGAGAAGTGGGAGGGCATCAAAGCCAAGACCGCGGAAGTATGGGGTAATGTCAAAAGCACCATCACGGGCGCGGTTGACGCCGTAAAGAATAACGTCGGTGAAAGGCTCGGAAGAATCAAAAGCGCTTTCGAGGAAAACGGCGGCGGCATCAAGGGCGTAGTCGCGGCAGGCTGGCAAGGCATAAAAGAATACTATCGCGTTGGGTTTGACGTTCTGAACACCTTAACAGGCGGCAAGCTGGGCGAGATAAAAGACGCATTTTTCTCCAAGTTTAGAGAAATCAAAGATAGCGCCCTTAATTGGGGCAAGGATATGATACAAGGCTTGATTGATGGCATAAGAGCCAAGATATCAGCCGTGAGGGATGCGGTGAGCAATGTCGCGGAGACTATAAAGAGTTTCCTGCATTTCTCGGAGCCCGACGTAGGACCCCTGTCAGACTTTCACACGTGGATGCCCGATATGATGAAAGGGCTTTCACAGGGTATGATATCCAACCTCAACACGGTTAAAGCGGCATCCGCCGAGGTAGCTGGAGCCATAGCCCAGCCTATGACGGCGAATAATTACAACTACGGCGGCTTTACCGTAGTAGTAAATGGAGCCGAGGGGCAGGATGTGAACGCATTGGCGGACGCAGTAGCAGAAAAGATAAATAGCGCGGTTATGAGAGGACAGGCGGTATGGGCGTGATACGTCATTATTTAACCATAGACGGCAAAAGCACAGAGGATTTCAATACGTGGATATCGGGCGGCGGCACATTCGATAGCCCCGAAAGAGACGTCGAGTTAGTGTCCGTGCCCGGTCGGAATGGCGATTTAGCCATTGATAATGGCAGATTTAACAATATAGAGGTTGAGTACGAGTGCTTCATATCAAAAGACCTCGAGCATAATATCCACGCTCTCCGCTCCTACTTGGGATCGTTGACAGGCTATAAGGTACTAGAGGACACCTATCACCCCGAGGTTTATAGACTTGCTCTGTTTACCTCGGGTGTAAAGGTGAAGCCCACCACGCGAAACCTTGCAGGAGAGTTTACGCTGACATTTAACTGCAAGCCCCAGCGCTGGTTTAAGAGCGGAAAAGACCCCGTAGAGTACACACAGGATGGCACCATAGTAAACTTCACCAACTTTGACGCGCGCCCCTTAATCAGAGTGTACGGCGTGGGTACTTTTGGTGTGGGTGAAGATACTATTACTATCACACAGGCGAACGAGTATACAGATATAGATTGTGATTTGATGGACGCCTACAAGGGGTCTGTAAATTGCAATTCAAACATTGTACTGAATAGCGGTAAATTTCCCACGCTCCCCAGCGGTGAAAGCGGTATCTCACTTGACGGAGTGGACAAGGTGATAGTTTATCCGAGGTGGTATACATTATGATACCTATTTTATATTCCCCAACAGAATCGAACTTCACTACCAACGGGCTCGGTGGACTTGCCGATTGTATATCTTGCGAAGTCACCGAGGAGAGAAACGGGGCTTATACCATGCAGATAGTCTATCCGATAGATGGTCTGCATTTTGGCGATATAGCTCACTCTTCTATCATTAAGGCGATACCGTCAGACGGCGCCACGGAGCAGTTATTCAGAGTCTATAAAATCAGCAAGCCCCTAAACGGCAAGGTGACAATAGAAGCCGAGCATATATCGTATCAGCTTTCATTTATACCCGTAAGCCCTTTTACGGCGTCAAATTGCGCCGGGGCATTATCGGGGCTGGTAAATCATTCAATGGAGCCTAACCCCTTTACGGTATGGACGGACAAGGAGACATCTGCCACGTATAAACAGACGCTCCCTAGCTCTTTTCGTTCCCAGCTTGGCGGAGTCCAAGGGTCGATACTTGACGTATACGGCGGTGAGTATGAATTTGACAATTACACCGTGAAGCTCCACGCGTCAAGGGGCGCTGATAACGGCGTGACGCTCCGATACGGTAAGAATATAACCGACATCAAACAGGAAGAAAACATAGAAAATACTATAACAGGAATATGCCCCTATTGGACGGACTCGGACGGCAACACCATAACGGGAGATATTCAGTACACGGAGGGGGCTGATAATTTCCCATATAAGCGCACCGTGGTTATGGATTTCTCGGGGGATTATGAGAATAAGCCCACCAAGGCGGAGCTTGAAGCACATACAAGAAGCTATATAGCTGCGAATAACATCGGCATACCAAAAGTAAGCATTGATGTGTCTTTTATTGCATTATGGCAAACGGAAGAATACAAGCACATTGCCAATCTTGAAAGAGTGAAACTATGCGATATCGTCACGGTAGAGTTTGAAAAATTAGGCATATCTGCAAAGGCTAAAGTTGTAGAGACGGTCTACGACGTACTGAAAGAGCGCTATACATCCATCGAGATCGGCGAAAGTCGCACGGATTTAGCTAGCACGCTTTCAGAAATGCAATCCACGGTCAATCAAGCCCCCACAGAGGGATTTATGAGACAGGCTATAAACCACGCCAACTCATTATTGAGCGGAGGTTTAGGTGGTCATGTGGTCATAAATCGAAATGCAAACGGCGAACCGAATGAGATACTCATAATGGACACGGACGACAAAGATACAGCAGTCAACGTGATCCGAATGAACGTAAACGGTATCGGCTTTAGTACCACAGGGTACGACGGAGACTATACGACCGCATGGACGATTGACGGACACTTTAACGCGGACTTTATCAAGGCTGGCTCAATAAACGCCATAGATATCACAGGCTCACATATCACAGGTGCACTCATGGAGGGTTCTACGGCTCGTTTCGGAAGCGGAAACCTACAGACTACATTGAGCTACGGACCGTCAGCAGGATTTGACGGGCACAATGCGCTTTTAATCTCGGGCAATGACCGCGTGGCTATCGAAAGCACGCAGTATCAAGTCAGAATGACAGGTGCTAGCGTTCATATCGGAACTGAAAACAACATGACCGAGGCTTTTATATATATAGGTCCATCGGGCTCGGGGAACGCCATACAGTTAAGTGGTGATGTAATGGTGCGTGACGGCAGACTAATAGGCTACGTTGGCGCGGTGGGCACGGAAGAACTTAAGCTCATGGCGTATGAATCCGGCGGTCGCAAGTACGTAGCCGTATATCAAGATGGCTCATACTTTGGCAACATTCAATTATCTTAACGGAGGGAAGAAATGATAGTACAGAGGTTCAATCTTAACTTAATCCCGAATCAATCGCCCGTCGTGGTTCATGTGAATCAGTACGACACAGGCACAGGTAGGCTCATCGCTACACTATATGAGGGAAATGAGCCCTATTCACCTAACGGCACGGCGGTAATACAGGGCACGAAGCCTGACGGGCACGGCTTTCAGTATTCAGCAACACTTGACGGCAATGTAGTAACCGCAGACCTCACCGAACAGATGAGCCCGGTTGCTGGAGACGTAAGGGCGCAGATCGTTGTCACCGAATCGAGCGGCGTAACGGGAACTTTTGTATTTATCATGCGCGTCCAACCGTCAGCGCTTCCTAGTGACGCGGATATGTCAGAGTCAGACTATCCTCTGATAGAGGAAGCCATAAGAGAGGCACAGGAAGCCGTCATCGACTCGCACGATAACGCCGAGAACTCGGAAGCGTGGGCACAAGGCACAAGGGGCGGCGTACCCGTAGGACCCACAGACCCCACCTATGAGCATAACGCTGAATATTGGGCGCATCAAGCCGAGACTGCCGCATCGGGTGTATCAACATTCAATGGGCGTAGTGGCTCTGTACTTCCTATGGCTGGAGATTACGATAGTGAGAAGATACTCCTCGCATCCGCTTTACATATCGGCGGAGAGACGCAGAATAGCGTGCAGGAAGCCCTTGAAGCGCTCGTTGATGAGGGGGGTGCAGGTCACACTATCCTCAATGGACTCGGGCAGGAAATGCCCCAGCGTAAGAATCTCCGCTTTGCTGGCGCCAATCTGTCAGATGATGCACAGAATGACACAACGAACGTAACTATAACGGGCGGTAGTGGCGGCTCGACTATCACCGTAACCACTATCGAGACTACACTCTATGGCGAAACGGTAACCATTACAGACGGTACATCTACATTCACAGGTGTATTCGATAATTCGGGCGTGTGTGTTATAGACGGCGTGACCGCAACAGGCACACTCACAGTAACATCGGGTGCGGCATCAAGGACGCTCAACGCGCCATACTTCGGAAACTACACGGTAGTCCTCTCTTTTTGGGCGGCTACAATCAATGTATCGACAGACCCCGACGTAGTGAGCGCAATCGTCAAAAAGGACGGCGTACAGATTGATACTATATCATTTTCTGCAGGAAGCGGCGTATATGTAGCTGACTCAACGGGCGCCTATACCTTTACGGCTACGGTAGGCGGTATTGACTTCACCTCACCCACAGTAAACGTCACCCAGCAGACCACATACAACACGGTTATAGACATATTCAACGCTACGTTGAGCATATCAACAAGCTCATCCGGGTTATACGGAAAGACAATCACGATCAAAAAAGGCTCTACGGTAGTCGGTACAACCGCTTTCTCCGCACAGGGGTCAGCTTCCTATACTGTCCACGAAACAGGTACATACACTTGCGAGTGTGAGGGATATAGCGGTAGTGCGACAGTATCAGCAGAAACTACGTACAACGTCACAATCACCGCAGGACTCGACCTCTCCGCATGGATAACCGCAGGAAGTACGAGCGACTATCCGCTTAATCCGTCAAGCTATGCAAACTTCTCCGCACTTGAAGCAGACGAAGCCGCAGTACGTCAGCTTATGACCGTACACGCATCTGTAGATTATCTCGCCACAGCAACCGCAGGAGATAGCTTGATGCAGAGCGTTATAAACTCTGATATATGTGCAAAGTGGATAAACCTACGTGATTACGCACTCGATACGTTATCTGCCAATAGCGATATCAAAGACGAAATGGACACGGCAGATAAGTACGGCTATGGCGAATGGGGCATAGTTGACAGCACTACCACACCACCTACATGGGGGCCTCTCGGCAACGTCCCCATAATGACGGCTAATAATGCGCCGTATGGAGTGGCGAGTGCAAGTAGTGAATATAGTGCAAGTTATGCCGCATGGAAAGCCTTTGATGGTGTCAATACCACGGCGGCATCATGGCAGAGTGCATCCAATGCAAACACAGGGCATATAATATATGAATTTGTCAATCCGATATGCCCTAAACAGGTGTCATTCATGCCAGCATATAATACCGTGTCAGAGCCATATTGCAAAGATTGGGAAGTCAGAGGGTCTAATGATGGCACACAATGGAGCGACCCTTTGGCATCTGATACCGTAGTACCGTCCTCGCAGATGGAGACATATACGGAAGATGTAAGCGCATCCACCTATTATAAGTATCTGAAATTCGCTATAAACAGCACATATGCACCACATGGCGAGGTTGGGTTGAGTTCTCTCCAATTCTACGGCAGAGAATTACCTGTCAAGCAAGCATCAGCACCGACAGACGGTCGAGAGTACATACGGATAGGTTCTAACTACTATACGGAAGATTGGGGCGAAAAAGAATTCGCACAGGGTAGTACAAGAAAGACGATATACGACCATGGGGTAGCACCAAGCGGAGCAATCACAGGTGGCACAAAGAATCCCGATTGTCTAACTCTTTCAGCCGTAGGCACTGCAACTGTAACCATAGACAAAGGAACACGCACATATATGGGTGGTAAGGCAGGACTCCACGCAAGCGGTACGAACCGTCTGAAATGCGGTAGCGGATATTCAAATTTCACGGCTTCCAATATGCCCGACAGTAACGGCTTTGATATATCATCTATCAGCGGTAGTGTAGCCGTAGGAATAGAGCAGACGGCAAGCGGTACGTTTGATGCAGTAGAGATATGGATAGAGTAAAGGAGGAAATATGGACGTAGATATAGAATTTACCGAAAACGAAATAAAAGCCATAGAGCGTGTAAGTGGATGGGGAGCAGATGATGATGCTGATATGCGCCATGCCATACATGAAATGGTAATTGAGCTTGCAAAGTATAAAGGCATTGATATTTCAGATATCAATATGGAGGAGGACCAATGAAAATATATCTTAATGAAGCTGGAGAAATCCATGACGTAGGTTCTAACACTACGGGCGAAGATTTAACCGAAGTGGAAGTCACAGACGGCACGTTCGACGGATGGAGCAAAGCAAAGATATGTTGCTACAAGGTCACGGTCAGTGAGGGAAAAGTAACCATGATGACACCTTATGTAGACAGTAGGCTGATAGAGCATATCGACCAGCTCGGTAGGCAGACCGAAGCTATCACCCCGTGGACGGCATCAAAGACGGCATACATAGACGATACCGAGTGCGTCTTTACGGGAATACCGAACGGAAACATGACAGTCTATTGCACCGTACCCCACACCACAGAGATAGACGGTGACAGGGTAGCGGTACACTTTGAGCCACTTGAGGAAGTCATAGAGGTGACAATCAGCATCTTATAGAGCTATACGGTGGCGGAATAGACACTTCGGTGGTAAAACTGATGCTCTTTAGAAGTATTCAGTAATAGTAGACGCTAATTGGTCAGAGCATTACATGACGGCATTTTATGATGTTAGTCGTGGTTATCCAAACTGAGAAATGCTCATGTAAGGTGCAAATCCTTACCCGTATAGATTTATATAAACGCACGAAACACACGAAACGCACGAAACACACGAAACGCACGAAAACACATTATTTTGATACACAGCCCCCGGATGTTTGCGGACAGCCCGTGAAAGCTCGGCATTTTCGGATGTATGAGAAAGGCATGATTATATTCACGTAGAACCAAAGTATAATTTAATATTTTGCACATTTTTAAGCAAAAAGGAGGAATAAAACCATGTATAACTCATTCAGAATCGTAGTATTCACAATCAACCATCAAGGCGGTGAAAATGAAGTCACCACAAGAGTAGAGGACGAACAGGCGGCAATTCTGAAATTCCATTCAGAGTGCGATAAGTATGGCTCCAACAAGCAGACTGCATACTGCACCGTCAAGCTCTTTGACAAGAGCGGCGGCCAGCTTCGCACGGAGAACTTCTCACAGCCTACACCCGAGGCAGAGGCATGAGCGCAGAGATCGTGACAGCAATAATATCTGCCGTGACCACGCTATTAGTATCACTCGGTACATGGCACGTTTCCATGAGGCAGTATCGTCTTAAAAACAGTGAAATGGTGACGAAAGCCATAGATGAGGTGAAAGATACGGTTACGTCTAATAATGCCGATATTCAACAGCATCTTGCGGTGATTGACCTAAAGATAGAAACCTTATCCAATCGGGTGGAAAAGCACAACGGAGTGATAGAGCGCACTTACAAGCTCGAACAGGAAACCGCAGTGCATACCGAACAGATAAAGGTTGCAAACCATAGGATAGAGGATTTGGAAAAACATGAAACGGCATAGAGAAAACAGGCGAACCTATACCAAACGAGCCGTGAAAGCCCTATTGATAATCGGGGTGATTAACGGCTCGGTTCCTTTTATCCTCTCCGCTTTTGGTCGGGAGTCCGTATCAGATTTAGGCATAGCATGGGTGACAGGCGTGGTGGCGGTAATGGTCGGGTATATGGGCAAGGCATACTTTGAGACGAAACAGGAACGAAAGCAGGATTTTGAAGAACTGAAATACATGGAGGAGCACAATGAATAATGGATTTTTACTTTCAGCGCTGGCACTCATCAGCGTGCTGACAAGTCTTACGGTGGAAGCAATCAAGAAGATACTGAATGAGAAGCAGGTGGAATACTCCAGCAACCTACTTGCCGTGATAGTGTCCACCATACTCACGGTGGCTGTGTGCGTGGGATATACGCTCTATTTCGGCGAACCGTTCACCATACAGAAAGTGATTATAATGATCGCGCTGGTGTTTCTGTCTTTCTTATCTGCTACGGTCGGATATGACAAAGTAAAGATGCTTTTCGAGCAGATAGGGCGATAACATGGCATCCGAATCGCAAATACTCGACTTTATCAGCCGAATCGCTCCATGCGCCCAAAAGGCATACAAGGAGCTGGGGAAAATATATCCATCAATCTGTATCGGTATGGCTTGCGTAGAGTCAGCTTACGGCACGGCTGGGAGTTGCTTCCATAACTCATACCTCGGTCAGAAAGTGGGCACAGGGAGGACGGCTACGCGGTATTGGGGCGGTAAATTCTTCACAAGCAAAACGAAAGAGGAATATACCGTAGGGGTACACACTACGATAAATGCGGCTTTTAGGTCGTATGACAGTATGGAGCAATGCGTATTCAACTACTACGAATTGCTGAATAGCAAGGTCTATGCTGGTGTATCGGGTGACGTTCCCTTTACGGTGCAGATGCAACAAATAAAAGGTTGCAATTATATGACCTCATCAAAAGAGGTTAACGCCGTAATATCAATCATATTAAAGTATAAGCTGACTCAATATGATGACATTGAGCGCCCAGCTACGGCGAACCCCTACCCCGAGCCCGTAAAGTTGGTCAAGCTTAACTCAAGGGGTAATGATGTGCGCTGGCTACAAGTAGAGCTCAACCGATACGGCTATAAGCTCATTGTTGACGGTATCGCAGGCGTCAAGACTATCGAAGCGCTCAAAGATTATCAGCGCAAGCACAATCTGATTGATGACGGAATATGCGGACCGCTGACCCGTCTCTCTTTCAAATAGCTTTCTTCTCCTCTTTTGGGGCGTCCTACGGGGCGCCCTTTTTTATTTCCCAAAAAAATTAAAAAAATTTGCATATAGGTGTTGACATATATAATATGTCGGTGTATACTTATATCAGAGTTAAGAAATCACCAACACCAAGGAGGCAAAGAAATGACAAAGGCAGAGAAAAGGGCAATCGCAAGCAGGACGCAGGATTTGATAAAGCAAGGCATCGAAAAGGAAATAGCAGAGGTCATGGCTAGGACAGAGCTTGAATGTGGAATCATCAGACCCGTAGTAAACGGAAACTACTAAAGCACACAGACCGGGGCGAAAGCCCCCGGGGAAAGGAAAAGAACATGGAAAACATACTTTCACAGGTTAGACAGATGCTCATAGATGGAGTAGATGAGAACATAGTGAGTGAATGGATATATGGAAAGCTCGAGAACGGAAAAATAACCACAAGGATGTACGAGCTGGCAATATCAACAATGGCAGACATGACGGAGCTGATAGCGAGAGGCGGGAGAGCGTAAAAGGGGATAGCATGACAGAGGCACAGAAAAGGGCGCAGAAGAAATACGACGAAGCCCACAGAAAAGACTTTCGTATAGTCAATCTGAAATTAAACCGAGAGGCGGACGCCGATATAATCGAAAAGCTGGAGGCGTCGGGAAACATCCAAGGGTACATCAAGAATCTTATCAGAGCCGATATATAATCAGCTCTTTTAAATGGTTGCATTTATGGTTGCATAGCTTTGATGTGTGACCGCCAAGCCTTGATAATAGGGCATCAAAATATCACCATATATGCAACCACAAAACCGAGAAAAGTCCGATTTTATGCGGTTTAGCGGTGATTTTTCTCACGGGTTCGACTCCCGTCTACTCCATCCCCGAACCCCTTGAAAATACTAGCTCTCGCGAAATCATGGTTGCATTTATGGTTGCATAATTGCTATAATAGGGGCAACTTAATAGCGGCTGGATGAATAATCTAGGTCTGCAAACCACAAAATGATAGGGAGCTCAACGGCTCCCTATAATGCTATCTATATGCTCATCATATTTCTTTTCGTAATACTCTGACATTGGCTTGATGTTATTTTGATAGGTTCCCTTGAGTATCTTGCTCCCTCGTCTCCAGCCGCCAAGGTCCGCGGCGTAAATATCGGGCATGATTAACGCGGCGGATGATGCGAAGTAGTGGCGCAAGTCGTGAAATCTGACAGACAACCCGACACGATCCCGGAGCTCTATAAACCTTTTCGTGATACTGTCGGGCGTCCAATCCACTACGAAGCCCTCGCCGTCTCCAATATCCACGGAAATATAACGGTCTGACTCCGACGTTTTGGGGATTTCTTTATAAATCCATTTTCCATCCGTACCTTTGACCATATCCGCGTGAATATGCGCCACGCCATTATTGATATCCTCATATTTGAGCGCGCAGATTTCACCTCTACGCAATCCCTTGACTCCGAGATAGATACATAGCTTTAGTTTATCCGAGGCGTTGTCATACAATAGCCGTATATCATCGTCAGAGGGCGATACAGGGCGTTTAATCTGTTTAGCTGGCAACGTTACCCTAAATGTAATATCGGGGTCGTATAAGGCGATAGAGGACGTTAAGAGGCTATATATGTTTCTTACCGTCTTGGGCGATACTGTCAGACTTGATATAAACTTTTGTATATCCTCGCTCGTCAAGGTGCTTATCTTGCGTTTTAAGAGGGGTGTGTAGTATCTGACCATCTGTTTATAGCTCCGCACCGTCGAGGGGCTTAAAACGGCTTCCTTGGCGCTTATATAACCTTCTACGGCATCACCAACCGTCAAGTCATGGCGGATATGTCTCTTTTTCGATGCCATGAACTCCGCCGCTTTCATTTCTGCCAATGCCTTGGTGGGCGCCGTGAATGAGGCGTATTTTCTTTTGTTTCCCTCATAGTGGGAAAAGACCTGTACCCGGTAAGAATCTCCACGTTTTTTAGCCCTCATCTTTTCCCTCCTTATGAAGTTGATAGTCTACTTGGTCAAATATTATTTCCCTTGCTTCGGACGATAAAAGCCTCATTTTCTCCATATACGCCAACAATCGCGTCGTTTGGTCGCTGGGGTTGCGGAAAGTGTACGTGATATCCCCCCAGCCCATAATATAGGCAGGCGTACAATCTGTAATTTCAGCGATTTGCTCAATGATATTTGACGGGATATTGGTAATGATATCGTTCTCATACTTATATAGGGTCTGTTTTGATATCTTGAGCCTATTTGCAAGCTCTGTTTGTGTCATATTTTCCGACTCTCTCGCTTTTCTTATCCTCTGTCCTTTAGTCATCAGTTGCGCCTCCTTTCTTATGATTTCATTGTATACCGTGGGAAGTTACAAAACAAGAAAAAAATATCTTGACAAGTTACGGATATGTGATATTATGTTAGAGTAACTTCACAAGTTACGGTATCAAAATGAAAGGAGGACACAACATATGGTAGATACCAACCGTCTCAAAGGGGTTATAGTTCAGAACGGAAAAACACAGGGAGACGTTGCAGAGCGTATCGGAATAACGCCCAAGACGTTCTATGCCAAGATGAAAAAAGGCGTATTTGGGTCAGATGAGATAGAAAAGATGATTGATTTCTTGAATATTGATGACCCGATGCAGATTTTTTTTGCAAAGAATGTAACTTCTAAAGTTACCGAGGGGGCGCGATGATTTGGCAGATAATCCGCACGGGCATGATACGGAACGACATCAAAAGTATTGCCGAGCTTGCGGAAATCACAGGGTTAAAGAGCTCCACGCTCCAGCACGAAAGACGGACGAACCCCGGGAGCTTTCGGCTCTACGAACTAAAACAGATCGCGGACAAGCTGAATCTGACTAATGAAGAAAGGAGGCAAATGATTTGAAAAGAGCATTGATTTTAGCAGGAATACTCATGTTGATACCCACCAAGGCTATGGCGGCGGTCAACGGTCCCGATGATGCGGAAAGAGAAAAAGCCCTCTCCTACCTGTCAGAAAACGCCGTGGAAATCCCCGAGGATGTCGAATATTGGGCGGAATATTACGGCGAACAGTACGACATATGCCCCGAGGTACTCGAGGCGGTCTGTTGGGTCGAGAGCAGATGCACGCAGGATGCACAGAGCCCCGATAAATCCTGTAAAGGTCTGATGCAGATACACGTTAATAGCCACAGGGCAAGAATGGAGAAATGCAATGTGCAAAACGTTTTCGGCGTCAGAGAGAATATCAAGCTCGGCGCTGACTACTTGGCGGAGCTGGACGGCAAGACCGATATCACTGAGGCACTCATAACCTACAACGGCGATACCACAGGCGCCAAGGTTTACAGAGAGACAGGGAAAGCCAGCCGCTACGCAAGGAAAGTTTTAGAGATAAGCGAAGCCCTAGAGAGGGCTCACAACAAATGAGACGCCTACCCACCACGATAGACGCCCCAAAACCTTACACCAAAAGGCTATCTTTAGCCTACCACAACTCAATGGAGGATTTCAACCAATGGAAAGATTAACAGTATCAATCGACTTTGACGAGCTTCGGGAGCTTCGGGAGCGCATAGAGACGGCAGACAAGGCGCTCGACAGAATCCACAAGGTTATATCAGAGCGTCGCGAGGACGTTCACGGCAACGCGGAAAGCCGCGGCGAATGGCTCGACAGAATCCTGTCAGAGACTAAATCCGCGCTGGCGTCATGCGGATATAGCGTCTATAAGATGCCCTTTACTATGCCCGAGTTCCCAGCGCTCATAAATGGCGAAGCTGACACCACAGGGATTGATATGCCCGACTTTGTGAGGGCAAGACCATGACAGGCGACCCTATCAGAGACTATCACGCGTGGGATATTGACCAATACGAAGCCGAGCGGAGACGTCCGCATTGTTGTATGTGCGGTAAGGCTATATGGGATGAGTATTATTGGGATATTTTCGACGCGATCTATTGCGAGGAGTGCGCGGAAGATGGATTTAAAAAAGACGCTGACAACTACGAACCATGAATGGCACTCATGCACCCGATGCGGACGAATTGAGCCCGGCATGAGATATGTCGGTGGCGGTCAATGGATGTGCGACCTTTGTTACGACGATATGACCCTTTCATGGGAAGAAGCATTTAACAAGGAGGAAGATGATGAATTTTAGATTATTAGAAGCAGACGAGATAGAGGCTAGAGTGTCAACCGTCACGGAAAAGGGATGTTCTGTACTACTTTACAAGGATGCCCGGTGTGATATGCGAATACTCGACGAGACGGTAGGTCCCGAGAATTGGCAGAGGTCACACGAAGTCGTAAATAACAACCTTTTCTGCAATGTAGGGGTAAGGATAGAGCGCCCCAACGGCTACGGTGAGTGGGTATGGAAACAGGATGTCGGTACAGAATCATACACCGAAGCGCAAAAGGGCGAAGCGTCCGACGCTTTCAAAAGGGCTTGCTTTAATTGGGGAATAGGTCGGGAACTCTACACATCGCCGTTCATATGGTTTGATGCGAAAAATATAAATCTCAAGGAAAAGAACGGCAAGCCCACCACGCTCGATAGGTTTGAGGTCAATGAGATTGAGTACGAAAACAGGCGCGTGTCATGGCTGAAAGTCACCAATACCAAGACCAAGGCGGTATTCACATGGGGTAGGAGCAAGAATCTCAACGAGTACAACGCAAAAGACCTCATTGACGATAAGCAGGCGGCGGAGCTGGAGAGGCTCATAGAGGCGGCAGGCGTCAACTATGACAAGCTCCTCGAGAAGTACGGCATAGAAAAGCTCAACGATCTCAACATGGCACAGTATACGGCAATCAAGAACAAGGCAAGCGAAAGCATAATTAAGAAAGCCACGGAGGGCAAGGCATGAAGTATCTCGAGGCAGTCAGATATCTCACCGAGCAGAATATCATAAAGCCCGATGCTGAATGGGATATCAAAGAGCACAAGGAAAGACGTTCCCTCGACAGTAACGCCTACTTTCACACGTTGGCTGACAAGCTCCGCTTTAAGATTGACCCGATGCCGTGGTCAATGGCTCACATAAAGAATCATCTGATTACAAGCTACGGACAGGTGGAGCGCGACGAGGACGGAAACATAGTCTATATCAAGACAAATATCCCAGCCGAGAAGATGCAGGAAGTCGAGTATCTACATTGTCTGCCTGTCAAGTATGAGAGCGACACCGTGGTTATATATCGGGTCTATCGGGGAAGCCATACCTACAACAGTAAAGAAATGAGCCAGCTCATAGCAGGAACCGTTGATGAGTGTCAGAGGGTCGGGATAGAGACGGCAACGCCAGCGGAGCTAGCAAGGATGGCGGAATTATGGAGGGCTAAACATGGCTAAATCAATCATAACGGAGTTTGAGGATATATCCGCCTTTTCGGGGGCACCAGCAGAGGCGCGACACCATTGTGTGTTTGGTCAAGGATTAAGGGAATTAGCCGAAACCGATGGACTTTGGATTCCTCTCACTAATGCCGAGCACAACATGAACTCACAGGGCGAACGCTGGCAAGTCCATGATAACGCCCCAGCCGAGGCACTATCAAAAATGGTTGGTCAGTTGGCGTGGGAGAAGCACTATATCGCCACAAAAAGAGAACTACCCTTTGAGGGCATAGAACGAGAAGCAAGAGAAGCTTTTCGGGAAAGGTACGGGATCAGTTTCTTATAGGAGGACACATGGTTAGTTGTAAAAGAAAGATCACAAAGGACGTATACGACAGAGCGATGCAGAGCAAGAGCCATTATATAGCCAGTGAAGACTATGAAAAGGTATTCGATGTTAGCGAGATAAACGGTTACGGAGTATATGGAGCAATAGCAAAAGAGATAGACGGTGAGTATTACTGTTTATTCGACAGGGGGAGTAGTTGCGACTGATGGGAAAGTTAAGCAGAGAAAAAGGGAAGCGTTTTGAGCGGTTCGTAGCAAATCTCTTTAAGGACTGGGGATATGATGCACACCGGACAGCACAGTACAGAGGCAATACGGGTGATGCAGGAGACGTTGAAGGGATTCCGGGCATACACATTGAGTGCAAGCACTACAAGGAGATAGGACGTGTCTATGACTGGTATGAGCAGTCAGAGAGTGATGCAAGGGCAGCGGGTAAGGGTGAGTTGCCGACAGTAGTCTTTAAGGCCGACAACAAGCCGCCCATGGTACTTATGGAGTTTGAACACTGGATTTTGCTTTACAACGAGTGGCATAGCCACAAGGAACTAATAAAGAAATGGGGGATAGAAGAATGAAACTAAACAATATCAACACAAGAAGTCAGTGCGGAAAGCTTTTGAAGTATCTCAAGACTCACAAGAGAGGTATCACGACATACCAGGCTTTTGAGGTGTTGGGTATTCACAGGATCAGTGCAAGGATAGCAGACCTCCGAGAGAAGGGCTATCAGATAGACACCGTTATGCACCGGGAGACGGTGGACGGGATGCCGAAAGTATGGGGGCAATACGTATTGAGGGGGATAGCATGAGAGAGAGTTTTACATTCTACAGATCGTTCATAGAGGGATTAAGGGATGCCGATGACGCAACGTTTAGGAGGCTTATAGAGTCCATATCGAGGTATGCCTTGGATGATATCGAGCCGGAGTTATCGGGACTTGAATACGGAATGTTTACATCGTGGAAAGCCAATGTTGACGCTTCAAACAAAAGACGAGAAAACGGGAAGTTAGGCGGTAGACCGTCCAAAGAAAAACCTGTGGTTACAGAAGAAAAACCTATGGTTATTGATACAAAACCTATGGTTACGGATGAAGAACCTAATAAGAAAGAGAATAAGAAAGAGAATAAGAATAAGACTATAAAGGAGAAGAAGTTTATTCCACCCTCGTTTGAAGAAGTAGAGGCATACTGCAAGGAGCGCAATAGTCCCGTAAGCCCTAAAGATTTCTTTGACTACTTCGATACGGGGCATTGGATAGATAGCAAGGGTGAGCCCGTCCGAAATTGGAAACAAAAAATCATTACATGGGAGAACCATGCAAAGGGTAAACCCCCGGACAGATCGTTTGATAAGCCCAAAGGGCATTTTGCCAACGAAAGGATTTACGACTTTGAAGCAATCGAAAGAGATTTAGTGAAAGGAGCAAAGTAAATTGAACAAGGTAATAATATCGGGCAGGTGGACCGCAGACCCCAAGACATCATCAACCGCAGGAAGCGAGCCCATGACTATAGCAAAGGGAAGCATAGCCGTTGACCGTAGAGGCAAGGACAAGGGCGCAGACTTCATCAACGTGGTAGCTTTCGGCAAGATAGCAGAACACATCGGCAAATACTACACCAAGGGCATGAGGACGGTGATAGCTGGACACATTCAGACAGGAAGCTACACGGGCAAGGACGGAAAGAAAGTATATACCACGGATGTAGTTATCGACGAGATCGAGTTTGGCGAGAGCAAGAAAGCAGAAAAGCCGAACCTTGACGAGTTCACCGACGTGCCCGACGATGATCTCCCTTTTGATTGAGAGGACACATGACAATATCAGATTATTACGATATCGAAATCCTCGCCAGCCGTGAGGGTATCACACCCTCGCGGTACATGGCAAGGATGAAAGAAAGGCAAAAAGGTGACAAAGAGAGACAAGACAGATTTCACGAAGCCCACAAAGGGTATCGGACAGAACAAAGCAGAAAATTCAGAGAGAAGCACCCAGGATATTATTCCAATGCAAGGAAAGATAGGAGCGAATATTACCGCGAATACTACAAAAAGAGAAAGATGCAAGCTGGATAAGCCCGATTGTTTTAACTGTCCGTACCCCGAGTGCTACGCGAATAGTAAAGACATCCAGCGGCAATGGAGGATGGGCTTCAAAGAGACTACAGACGAATTTTTACGAGACGCACTATACGACAGGAGAGCGTGAATGAACAGAAAAGAAGCGAGTTTTATATTGGCAAACATTGACCGCCGTGTATGTGATGATGAACTAAACGAAGCCCTTGATATGGCTATCAAAGCATTAGAGCAACAGCCATGCGGTAATGCAATCGACAGAGCCGAAGCAATCAAAATTGCAAGCGGATATTGTCATCCTGCTAATGTCGCAAAAGAGTTGGCGAAGCTACCATCCGTCAATCCGCAACCGTGCGGTGATGCTATAGACAGAAAATTGGTATGTGCATTTATAGCCGGTCTGATCTCTGATGACGGGGAGAGGAAAAAAGGATTAGAGTACATAAGGAATATGCCACCCGTCAATCCTACAAAGACAGGTTGGATTCCTGTTAGTGAGAGGTTGCCGGAAGATAGACGAGAAGTATTAGTTACGGCATATTGGCACGAAACATATCAAGTGATGATGGCCTCATACTATGGTGATGGATTATGGTGGTGCGTTCCGTTCAATAATTGCGGAGAACATATGCAGAGATTGAAGCCAAAAGCATGGATGCCATTACCAGAGCGATACAAAGCAGAAGGCGAGAATGGGATGTGCAAGGATTGCTGCTACAACGACGGGGAAGTACACGCAGAATGTGTTATATGCGACAAGGCAGAAAGGAGCGATACGGAATGACAAAAGAACAAAAAGATAAAATTCTCAAAGCGTTAGCAGAGGACAGGAATGATTATGCAAGAGATTGTCAAAGACGAGTAGAAAAAGAATGGGGAAAGATTGAGGGTGCCGATTATATGCTCCAAAGATTTCTCGATGTTCTTAACACTGAGGTTGAGCCACAGGAAATTTAGTCAAGGTTTAGTCAAGGAAAGCGAGGGATAAGGAATGAACGCAAGGCAGACCAAGAAGCATCTGAAAAAGCAGATAGACAAACTTCGATCAGATAATGATTTAATGCGTAGAATTATAGCAGATAGTCCTAAAATGCAGGAGGTATATGATGCTTATACTCAACCATTGAATGTCACTCATACAACAGTACCATTCCAAGAGTTTAAGGTAAAGAGAATGATTCCTGTTTATATGGCAGATGTTGAAGGCATTATCGAACATACAAAACAAGCAGTAGCAAAAGATTTGTTTGAAGGTATTAAGGAAAACATAACTTATGAGATTGATGCTGAACCTAGGGCGACATCAATTACTGCAAGTATTTTTGTCGGAAGAAAGCGTGGAATGGCTGGAGGAGGATATCGATGAGGCACATACTTGAACAGTACACGGCATTGCAAGATGAACAGAAAGACCTCATCCGCAGAATACAATCACTAAATGCAAGGCTCCTCAATATCGAGACGAACATGATCGTATCTGACACGGTAAGCCGGGGGAAGAAAGGGCATCAATCATTAGGCGTAGTCAGAATAGAGGGCTTCCCGTCACAGGACTACACAAGGCGCAAGCAGGCACTCAAGCGGCTAAAGGAAACCCTATCACGGAAGTCTGACGAACTGTTGGAAATGCTGAATGATGTGGAAGAGTACATGGACGGTATAGACGATGGGGAGATAAGGGCGCTGATACGCTATCGTTACATAGATGGTATGTCGTGGCGTGACGTAGGGAAAGCGGTACACATGAACGAGGACGCGGCAAGGAAGAAGCTCGAGAGATACCTACAGAAATAAATATACCCGATTTGTCCGTTTTTAATGTGCTAGAATAGTAGGCGTGAAAGGGTCGCACCGAAAAGGTGGCGGCTCTTTTTCGTACGTATGAGTGAGGGAATACAAAGACAATTCTACGGGAGCGTGCGCTGGCAGAAATGCCGAGACGCCTATATGGAGTATAAGCATGGTCTATGTGAAGATTGCATGGCAAAGGGAATCATAAGACCAGCCGAGATCGTTCATCACAAAATAGAATTGACACCCGAGAACATAAACAACCCGAGCATCGCTTTATCATTCGATAACCTAAAGGCGGTATGTAGACCATGCCACCTAGAGGAGCACGGGCGAAAGGTAAGGCGATACATGGTAAGCCCAACAGGGGAAGTCGTGACGAAATAATTTTTCTGAACGATGAACACGGGAGAGACACTCCCCCATAGAAAAACGCACGCTATATACGCGCCATGCCGGTGTGGGTAGGTAAGAAAAACTAGGCAAAGATAACAAGAGTTTTTGGATGGTCGGGAAACCATAAAAGGAGGGTGACCAATGAAAGGCAAAGATGATTTGACCAAGCAGGCAGAAAAGATACTTGCGCTCGCAAAAGACCGCGGTGTGCAAGGTAATTTCTTTTTCGAGACTACTTTCAAGCGCTACATGGTGCAGATACAGACGCTCGATACGCTGGAGCAGGCGATATTTGAGCATGGCGCCACGGTAACAAAGGAATACGTCAAGGGTAGGCAGAATCTTGTCGTTAATCCTGCAATTACGGAATACAACAAGACATCGACCGCGGCGAATGGTACGGTATCGACTCTGATAAACATATTGAAGTCTCTCACAGATGAGACGGCAGGAAATAGCAAGCTCCAATCGTTCTTGGATGCCATGAGCGATGAAAAATGATAACTATATCCTCTCCTACTATCAGCAGATACAAGACGGCTCCATAGTCGTAGGGAAATGGATAAAGCTCCTATACGAAAAAATCATAGAGGGGCTGAAAAATAAAGATTTCTTCTACAATCCGAAGAAAGCGAAAGCGGCGATTACATTTATCGAGACTTTCGCTCATCACCATGAGGGCGCGCTTGCTCCCCAGCTCCTCAAATTGGAGTTATGGCAGAAAGCCATGCTATCGGTGATATTTGGGATCGTTGACGATAACGGCACGCGGCAGTTTCGTGAATGCCTGTGTGTGGTCGCAAGAAAAAACGGCAAGACCTTGCTTGACGCAGGCATTGCCGAGTATATGAGTTTTGCTGATGGCGAATATGGCGCGAGGTTATATTTTATAGCTCCGAAGCTCCAGCAGGCGGCGCTTTGCTACGATGCCTATTATCAGATGATAGGTAAGGAACCCGAGCTCGACGCCATGACCAAGAAGCGGCGGACGGATATATACATCGAATCGACCAACACTACGGCGGCGCCGTTGGCGTTTAGTCAAAAGAAATCTGACGGACTAAACCCAAGCTATGTATCATGTGACGAGATAGCCTCATGGAGCGGAGACGCTGGACTAAAACAGTATGAGGTATTAAAGAGCGCACTCGGGGCACGAAAGCAACCGTTGATATTTTCGATCTCAACGGCAGGCTATGAGAACGAGGGCATATACGACGAATTGATAAAGCGCTCCACGCGGTACTTATTAGGGGATAGTCGAGAAACAAGACTACTCCCCTTTTTATATACCATTGATGATATCACCAAGTGGAATGACATCAACGAACTGCAGAAAAGTAACCCGAATCTGAATGTATCAGTATCGGTTGACTACTTGCTGGAAGAAATCGCCGTAGCCGAGGGCTCACTATCAAAGAAAAGTGAGTTTTTGACAAAATACTGCAACGTCAAGCAGAACTCATCTTGTGCATGGCTTTCAACGCAAGCGGTCGAGAAATGCTCCGGGGCTCCGCTGAATATAGAGGATTTCCGAGGATGCTATTGTGTCGGAGGGTTAGACCTCTCGCGCTCGGTTGACTTAACGGCGGCGTGTATCGTGATAGAAAAAGACGGCGAGCTTTATGTATTTGCTCGTTTCTATCTGCCAGCGGAGAAGATAGAGGAAGCCACAGAGCGCGACGGGCTCCCGTATAAGGCGTATATACAACGAGGGCTATTATTTCCATCGGGCGATAACGTCATAGATTACGCCGATTGCTTCGCGTGGTTTAAGTCGCTGGTTGAGGAGTATGAGATATTGCCCCTACAAGTAGGCTATGACCGATATAATGCACTCCAGCTCACGCAGATGATGCAAAATTACGGCTTCCATATGGACGATGTATTCCAGGGCTACAATCTGACCCCGGTAATAAACGAGTCCGAGGGGCTGATAAAGAACGGCGTGGTTCATATAGGCGACAACGATCTCTTAAAGGTTCATTTTCTAGACTCGGCGCTAAAGGTTGATGCCGAATCGGAAAAATGCAAGCTGGTGAAGATATACAAGAACGCACATATTGACGGCATGGCGGCGTTTCTCGACGCGATGTGCGTGAGACAGAAATGGTACAAGGATATAGGAGAGCAACTCAAAAATGAGGGTTAATCATGGGGCTATTTGATAGAATATTCAGACCTAAAGACGCGCTCAAGTCTATGAGGGCGTTAAGGGATGCAAAAAAGTATTTTGCAACGCTGACGGCTTACGAGCCTGTCTTTCATAGCTGGCGCGGCGCTATCTATGAATACGAGTTAGTCCGTAGCGCCATAGATGCAAGGGCTAGACACATATCGAAGCTGAAAGCTGACATCATGGGTACGGCTCAACCGTCGCTACAGAGCAAATTGAGACAGGGACCGAACCAATGGTCAACGTGGTCACAGTTTCTATACCGCGTTTCGACCATACTCGACAATCAAAACACTTGTTTCATAACCCCGATATTTGACGCCAGCATGAATATCACAGGGTACTACCCTCTCCTACCCGAACGATGCACAATCATCGAATACGACGGCGAGGCGTGGCTCAAGTATAAATTCAGACGCGGAGAAGTCGCGGCGGTAGAGCTTCGCAAATGTGCGATACTTACGAAGTTTCAGTATAAAGACGATTTCTTCGGTACGAATAATAGCGCGCTGGATGACACCATGGAATTGGTGGACGTACAGAGACAGGGAATAAAACTAGCCGTGAAGAACTCACAGGTCTATCGCTTCATGGCAAAGCTTAACAACTTCACGCGCCACGACGATCTCGTCAAGGAGCGCGAACGCTTCACAGAGGAAAACTTCGCGGAGGAAGCCAAGGGCGGCGGTCTTTTGCTTTTCCCTAACACGTATACGGATATCCAGCAGATAAAGACGGATGCCTATACGATAGACGCCTCAC